GCCTGGTAAACCTCTATAAGATATATCCTCTAATAGTTCTTCTACGTTTACGTCTGTGTATGCTGCTGCAATGAATCCGCACATATTATACTCCTATCAGTCTACCTAAAGCAAATCTATCGTTCGTAAAGCAATGTAAACTAGTTGAGCTGAAATGTAAATACCCTACTTCAGCATCTATGCCACTTTTATCAATCATCCATTGTGTAAGCCTATTGGCGAAGTAAAGGTCATTGTGCAGGTGTCTTACGACGTCACACGAGCGCATATGATACGAACAATGCAGTTGTCCACCACGTTCCATAAAGTGCCAACCAAAGGAGCATGGCACTCGTTCACCTTGGTTGGCCGCGATTATATCTTCGGGAAACCACATGGGGACATAGCATTGCCTGGTGGTAGGATCTTTTTTAAGTAGCTCTACACCATCACCAAGATTACCAGTCTTAAATCGAATACCCTCCATAGTTGGCGCCCACATCCGCTCGGGGTATGAATGCGAGAATGCTGCTTGATTCTCTGAAAGATATTTCTCTGTATCTTTTAACCACATTGTATGTGATGGCGGTGGATTAAGTGGGTCGCCACCTGTACGTTCATCGAAGTGTACGTCTGCCCAAGGCTGTGAAGCACCAAGTTCATCAGAAGCTTTTCGAACATCTGTGTACATTGGTGCGACTAGGTCAGCGTGAAGAATTTCTAGAAACTTAGGTGGCTCTTGGGTACCTTGCCACGAACCAGTCTGGATTTCATACCCTTGACGATAAAGTACTTCACGAAGCTTCGTCAGACCCTCTGCTAATGTTCTGCCGCTTACTCTGTTCATTATCACTTACTCTCTTTCTCAAGTCAGTAGTCGAGAATCTATGATCCCGTTTATTATAATAAATCTCTATGCCACGTGCAGAGCATATAGCACGACCAGTGAACTTACCGTTCTTGTACTCTTCACCTATAATACGAATATCTAGATTAAACAGTTGAAGGATGTCTTCGAGATCCTGTTCTGTCTGATAAGGTATAATCTCATCGACATACTTAACACCTTGAAGCTGTGTCCATCTTTCAACCAGAGTCTGTACCGGTTTATTCTTTTCTATTCTATCATAACTTGGGTCAACTTGTAAACAACAAATTAGCCAGTCGCACTGGGTTTTTGCTTCTCGAAGCATTGCAACGTGACCGGCATGTAATAGATCAAATGTAGATGCCGTTATTCCGACAACTGTTTCAGTATCTTCCACGTATCTTTCCAACTCTTCACCTGGCGGACCGAACCACCATTCCTAACAACTGCTAATGATAAAGTATGATCATTACCACCCTGTTCCATTTTATCCCCGAAGAACATAACATTCTGAGGCTCTTCAAAGTCTAATAGGATTTGTGCTTTATCCTTACCCCGTTTCGTAATATCAAGACCCGTATCACCGGCAACACTAAAGTTTAGTCCGGGATATTTCTCTGAGAGAAAGTTGGCCATGTAATCCCGCTCGCCTTGTTCTTTATCCCATTGCTTATATAGAGATCGATCTTCTAGGGTAATTGATCTTCCCGGAATAGAAAAGTTAACCATACCCGGTCGTTTCTCTATATGTCTACCTTTTTTAATGGGAGATTTAGATTCTTCTAAAAGCTCGTATAAATCTTCCTCCAGAAAATCAAATGCACCTGTTGGCTCGGAGTGAGTATTATAGACCCCTTCCCATACATCATTACCATTACAATTATAGCATCTATCGGTTAAATTATATAAATCACTTCCAAGTTGTTCTACAGTTTTAGGATTGTCCGAACCTGTTGCGATGTAAACTTTATTCTGCCAAAAAAAGTCCATTAGCCATTCTTTAAACTCTGGTGCTATTTTTTGTCTGGATGGAGTAAGTGTTCCATCAACGTCAAATATATAATGCATTACCCGTCCAGATATTTGCCATAATCAAATATCCCCTCTTCTAAGTTATCTAAAACATGATCGGCCGGAATATAATCTAGTACCTCATAATATACTACATCGCCTTCCTGTAATGTGTTATGCCATAAGGAAGGATGGGGTGTAAACTTCCAAGTCACTATATGATCAATCTTTTTCTCCTTGATACATTTCTGAATGTAGGGAGAGATGTGTACTTGATTAAATCTATTTACATGTTTAAAATCACAGTGGCCAAAGAACTTGTGCACCGTATCGTGCGAATATCCCTCATGGATCTCGTGTCCGGAAGACTCGATTGTGCACTGGTGCTGTTCGGGAAATTCAAAGTCCCACTGACGTTCTTTCCATTCTATACTTTTATTTCGATCATCTTTTTTAACTTGTTTATCACGCCGGGCGATAAACTCTTTTGTCACTATCCCTTTAAACAACATGATCTATATGTCCTACAGTTTCTCGTTTAATATCATTATGATTAAATTCTGCCCAATACAACTCAAATGCTACACCATCTTCAAGACATTCAAATTGATGATACACCCCTGGCTTGACTTTGGTATACATTCCTGTTTCAAGAATAGTCTCGTCAACTAGATTGTAATCTTTCTGCCATACACGAATGAGCATACGACCCGACTCCACATAAAAGCCATTCCATTTAAACTCATGGCAGTGTTTAGAACAAACACCACCTTTATTCATTTCAATGCGATGGAATTCCAAAGCACCATTTGCTTCCACTAATTCGGTATTACCCCAAACTTTACCTGCAATCATTCCAATTCTCCTCGCTGCGATTTTATTACCTGCTCATACATAAAAAACAGTTGCTCAAATTTCCACTGATATACCTGTTGCATACCCATCAGGGCGTTCATCAGTTCATCATGTGTAGGCTCACGTTCACCATCACCTATCTGTCTGAACACTACCTGTAGGTCATCGCATACATGCCAGCAGTCCATAATCATTGGCTCTAAGTCATACAGTTTAGTCATTATTCTAATCCCAGACAAGGTATGATAATAGACTGCTCACAGTTCTCAGGCCAAGCGATAGCTGCTCCTAAGATAGGAATGCCTACCATCATAATAGTAATCAATACGAAGGATAAGAATAATCCGTTAAAGTTTTTCATTAGAGTTTCTCCTTTGTTTATGCTACTAATATAACATATTACGTTTCGTTTGTAAACCCCCTTTTTCATTTCACTTACTATTCCAACACACTGCATCTTCTGGTGTGTTAATTTCAATACCATCAAACTCACATGGGAATACACCTATATCCCAGCCATTTTTAAGCCACCGTAATTGCTCTAATTGTTCTACGCCTTCTTCTCTGTATCTAGTTAGGTTAGGATACATTTCTAGTGCATTTCGCTTGTATCCATAGATTCCTAAATGCCAATCTCCATAGCCNGTCATGCCTCTACCAAACCACAAGCACTTATCAGCAGCTCTTACCAGCTTAACTGTGTTGGGATCATTCTGCTGTTCTTCTGGCATCATAGCACACATAGTAGTAACAGAATAATTTTTTAAATGCCAGATAGTCTTTTCAATCATGTCTTGTGTTACATCTGGCATATCGCCTTGTACATTAACAAATCTGTCATAATTATTAAAGATACTAGATTTGATTGCACCAGCGCATCTTTCGGTGCCATTGCCATATACATTGGTATCTATTAGAACATTACCACCAAAAGACTTAACACAACCAGCGATCTCTGAATCGTCAGTTAATACATATACATCATAAATAGATTCCTTACAACGGTCGTGAACAACTTGAATCATTGGCTTGCCGCCTAAATCACAAAGTGGCTTACCCGGAAAGCGAGAACTGTTGTATCTAGCTGGAATAAGAATAGCGGTTGATGTCATACACTGTCCTTTCAAAATCCTCTAACCTTAACATATTAGGCCCATCACTTGGCGCATTGTCTGGGTCAGCGTGTACTTCTAAGAAGAAGTTGCTAACACCCATAGCAGCGGCAGCGCGAGCAAGACCTGGGACGTAATCACGATTACCGCCACTCGATTGCCCATTGCCTCCTGGCTTTTGGACAGCGTGGGTAGCATCAAAAACGATAGGTACATTATAATTGTCAAGCATATACTGAATCCCAGTATAATCAACGACCAAAGTATTATAGCCAAAGCTAGTGCCTCTTTCCGTTATCCAGACTTCCTTAGCATCCGCTGTTTTNCTTAGAATGCCACTGACATCCCATGGCGCAAGGAACTGACCTTTTTTAATATTTACAATACAATCTGTAGCACAAGCAGCTTTAATAAGATCTGTTTGTCTACACAAAAACGCAGGAATCTGTAGTACATCTACAAACGATTTGCATCTACTTACTTGTCCTTCTGTATGAACATCTGTTAAGATCTTCACGCCAAGCGTTTCTTTCAACGCTAATAGATCGGGAAGTGCGGCGTCTATTCCTACACCTCGCTCCCCACTCATGCTTGTACGATTAGCCTTATCATAACTCGCTTTAAAGTAATAGTCAATACCATATTTGTCACACACCCGCTTACATTCCTTAGCAATCTCAGCACTCTGTGCAAGCGTTTCGTGTTGGCAGGGACCTGCAACAATTCTCATAATTTGTTCTTATCTTTACTTAATTCTATAATTCTTTTATAAGCTAGCTGAAGCTGCTCTTGTATATCATATATATTTTTTTCAAGTATACTAATTTTATTTGCTTGAGTAAGTATAATTTTCCTATTCTTCTCAGCTTCCATTTCATCAGGTAGCATTAAAGACTCCATTTCTATAAACATATTCTAGTGCGTTGTTGGCCTCTTTTTCCATTGGCCGGTTTTCATACCAATTACCGGTATCTTGGTCAAACTGTTTGCACAATTGTTCGATCTCTTTACCAGTAATAGGATAACCTTTGGTAACAGCCTGACCAGCGACTGCTATCATAATCTGGTACATTTTAGCGTACCAACCAGTATTACTTATGGTAACATAATCGGATGCAAGCTTCTTAGGCCAGAATGGGCAATCACTATAACCAGACCAAGAGTACTGGGTATTGTCCAGCGAATTCTTTCGGTGATTCATAATCTGCCGCTGCCACTCTTCCGGTAACCGATCTATGAAATTCTCCGCACGTTCTTTTAATGAGTAAGGATGCTTACTGCAAAGCTCATCAATAGATACGGGACTGCCAGAATTACTAAAAATAAAGTTGTAAGCATTAGCATACGTCGCAGGGACGTAATACATTCGGCTGAGGTCTTTAGTTTGTCTATCACCAATGGATTGAATTTCTGTGTTGAGCGCGTACCAGAAGTGTTTGATTCGACTAGAATCAACGTGCTCTTCAAGTCGGAAGATAAGTCTAAACTTCGGAAAATCTGTCTTGCTACTAGCGGTACTATAACACACAAAGTCCCAATGCCCAAAACGCTTAACCAACTCATCTTCTAGATCTCCTTTAAATTCATGATCGTCAACGTCAACAGCAGCCCAGCCTCCCCAAGCCAATACATTCTTATTGGCTCTCGTAGTACCCGGTGAGTAAGTAGCTGGTGATATAAGTTCAGCATCTTCTTTTCCATTTAATGGCCTTTCAGATAATTTATATAACAGTTTAGTAAGCTGATCCCAAGTATTTAGGTCAACTCGTTTATCAGTTTTATTGTCAAATCTGCTTTTAAATATGGTCAAAGAATACATTATACAAAAAACGCGTCTAGATTAGCTCTAGGCTCGGTCTCCCAGTTGATGGTGTCCAAGATAGGTTGCAATGGATCTATGAAACCTTTCTCAAACATCTTACCATAATCCACAAAGGAATGTAACCCCAATTCTTTAGGTAAACCTTCCGGAAATGCAATAATATTTTCTTTAATCGGATTTGGCTGTTTTAGATATAAGAATTTAATCTTAGAGCCATTCATTATAGATTCATACTTATTTACTAATCCGCCTTTACCCAGATAGTGGTTGTATAAAAGTGAACCGCGAACATGGATCGGTGTACCCTTTGTATAGATATCGTGCTTATTACCAGCCCACTTTTTAATATCAGTCACCCCACGAGGGAATGCAGCATGTTCCGGCGGCAAAGAGAAAAACTCCCGCTTAAACTCAGCAATGTACTTCTGTACCTCTTCTTCGGTGGAGCCCATAATAAGTTTAAATACATGCTTAAACTTCTCACGCATGATCTCTGGCGTCGAAGACTTAATAGCCTCAATGCCCATAATCTTAATCTTTGGTTCGGCATACTGAACGCCTTCAGAGTTATGTACGTTTAAGATGTAACGCTTCTTAGCTTGCCAAATCCCGCGATCAGCAATGACCTCACGCTCCATAACCATTCGGTTCTGATATGCATTTGTTTGTTCGAATAGGTCCTGCATAGACCGTTCAAACATTGGATTGAAATGGTCTTCACAGATCTTAGATAGGAACTGGACCGGATCTTTAGGATTAAACTTTTCTACCAGACCGGAAAAGTTAACATAGACCGAATCCGTATCAATCGCAATTACATAATCTTTATCCGTATTTAGAAGTTTATTTAATTCGGTATTGACCGCAGCCTCACACCACTTAATAACCTTTTGCCCAGTAAGTGTAATGCCTTCTGCAATACGAAGATCGAAATATCTATACCACTTATTACCAATCGCACCAAACAAACTATTCAGCAAAATCTTAATAGCCATTTGCCGATTCTCGCACCTGACGATCTCACGTTCAAGTTCGACAGATTTGTTTTTCTGGTACTTTTTCTGCGCAGCTAGCATTTGGTTTTTCACAATCTTACGTTCTGCATAGTAGTCCACAATGATCTGCGGCATAATGCCTTCGAAGTCTTTGCGGTAATGGCTATTGTTAGCAGCCTGAGCATAGTCACCATCCGCATCCATTTCCATATTACTTACTATAGTTTCAGGAGACATATTCCACTGAGCAATGATGTTAGGATATAGTGAGTTAAGGTCAAAGCTTACCACCCATTCGTGCATGCCGATCTGGGGTTCTTTCACGTACCCGCCCGCGAACGAAACGGTTTGTCTAGCCAGATCTTCGCGGGATTTCATCGGTGGAACGGCAACCTGTTTCTTTTGTAGTGCACGATAGACAATAGAATCCCAGATGGATGTAGTACCCATAACGTCAGTAAAGTTAACTCCGGCTTTATATGCCAGTGTAAATGCCAAACCCATCAGACCGGTCTTATCGTTAATACGTTCTACGAGTTCAACGTCTTTTATGTTATAGTCAATATAGAGCTGATGGTTTTCTTTATAAAGATTTCTAAGGTTTCCATACTCTTCATATGATAGCTTACGCTCACCAAGCACTACGGATGATATATGGTTAAGACTATAGCTTTCTTGTGGGCCGTACGCATATCCAAACTTCTTAAACAGATCAAAGTAGTCTAACTGACTAATACCTAAAATCTGATACGAGTCCTGGTTCATATTCTTAAATTGTACCTGTTTTAGACGTGGTTCTGCATTCCATGGGGATAGACGCTTAGCCGCTTCTATTGTACCAATGCGAAGAATACGGTTAATAATATAAGGCATGTCAAAGAAGCGAATGTTCCATCCAGTAATTACGTCAGGGTAATCCTTCTGCCAGTACTTTAGAAACTTAATCAATAATTCTTCTTCGGAGCTACATTTATGGTACTGTATAAGCAAATGTTTATGAGGAGATTGTTCTACATCATACTCTCCACATGCCCACACGTGGTAGACCTGAGACCGACTGGACTTAAGAGTAATAGCAGTAATTGGATAAAGTGCCTCGTCTGGGGTAGGAAACCCTTCTTCCGAATGAACCTCGATATCAAGATTAACCACGTTAATCTGGGACTCATCAAACTTTACTTCATTCGGAAACTTTTCACCTATAAACTGCATTACCGTACGATCCATACCACAATAAGGCTTGCTACCAGGTACTTCATGCTGCTTCACATATTCACGTAAATCCTTAGGGGAGTTAAGAAGCTTTTGTTTTACATTATGACCGTGAATAGACTTCCACCCAGTTTCTTCCTCACAGTATTCGAACATGGTTGGTTCGAAATTATATTTATGGCTGACCGGTTTACCACTATCATTATAACCACGGTATATAACGCGGTTCATATACGTGTCAACGGATGTATAAAAACTCATTCATTTCTCCTGTAGATTGGAGTATTATATCAGAAAAAAAGGGGTTTGAAAACCCCTAATTTTATAGAATTCGTTTCAGTTCTGAAATGTTATTTGGGGATCCGGAAACAGTAATTTCTGGGTTTCCGCCACCAGGTCCATGGGTAATCCAGGATTCTAGTTTTAGTTGATACTGGTCTAGAATTTTTAGAAATTCAAAGATCGGGCAATCATATGCGATATCAAAAGTGTAATTCATTCAGTATCTCCTTTTATGAAGTACCTTTATACCAGAAAAAAAGGGAGCTGTAAACCCCCTTTTTTCATTTTATATGAATTATTTTTTATCCGAGACAAACGAATACATTTCTTTTGCCTTTTCCATAAGGTCTTCCATTGAATACATCTGGTAAGACTCTTGAAGATCTTCAAGGCTCTTCTTACCTTTTTCCATCATTGCTTCAGCAAACTGAACATTAATTTGCTGCTGTTGATCCATGTACTCTTTTGCAAGTTGCAGCATATCTGCACGGATCTCGAATGGGTTTTTACTAGTCATAATAGACTCCTGTTTGTGTTGTGTGTGATCAGAGGGGCCATTACAGCCCCTCAGTGCCTTAGATTACTTTACTTCTGCAGACGAGCATACTCCATCATACACTTCTTAGCTTCTTCATGAAAACCATGATTGGCCAGGTGAGCTGCTGCTCGGGCATAGCCAATCATTTCTAGTTTATCCATGATCTTCTTGCCAATACCTACAAAGGGACTAGCAATGTAGTTATATGCGATAGCAGTCATGTTACACTCTCCCACGAATTTTGTCGTGATAGTCACTAACATTTTGATGCGCAATGGTGTAAATATCACCACGGCTAATACCAATGTCAGACAATTCAGCGTTGGAAAGTCTGTTCAACTCCTGAATAGTTTTAGTAACATCTTTTGCTTTGCGATACGAAGCGTGAAGCTCGATCAAATAGTTTCTGACAACTTTAAAGAGTTGTACGGTTGGAGTGATTACCGTCAGTTTCGGTAAGTAATTGACTGTTGTAGTCATTTGTTAATTCCTCGTTTTTTCTAATTTGAATTTTACGAGGACGCATTTCTTCTGGAATAACATACTTCAAATGAATTGCAAGAATGCCATCCTGAATATCTGCTCCGTGAACTTCTACGTTCTCAGACAGCCTAAAGGTACGTTTAAACTTCTTAGTGGAAATACCACGATGAATGTACTCACGACCTTTTTTAACATGCTCGCCAGTCACAGTAAGTGTACGCTGGTGTACCTCTACATTAATACCCTCTGTACTAAAACCAGCAACGGCAAGTTCGATTAGATAATCTTCGTCGCCTTCTTTGATAATATTATGAGGGGGATAATGATCCTGAGCGTGCTTTGCAGTAAACTCAAGTTCATTAAAGAGGTGATCAAATCCCACAAAAGATGAACGTGGGAATAGTTGTTTCATGCCTGTCATTGTTTTCTCCTTTTTAACAGCAAGAAAGTTGTTGAGCCGGATCTTCCGCGCTCAACATTATTTATCATATCATAGTTATCACTTTATGTAAACCCTGCTATAACTTATTGCCGATATTATATTTGGGACATAATTCCCACTGGTCCTTTTCCTTATAAGGTAGGATCTTAATGAGT